GGGCACGATGCGGCTGCGACTTACAAAGGCTACGCCTACGTCGTGATCGAGGGGCTGAACCTTACCCCCTTTGGAAACAAGGTGCCGAACTTCTCCTTCGAGCTGGGCAAGAAGATCGTGGTCGAGGCCAAGCCGGAAGTGCAACTAGCTGCAAAGGTGGAGCAACCGCCCGAAGGCTGGGGCAAGCCTGCCGGGGGCTTCAAGCACACCTCCAAGATCGGGGACGCGGAGTTCGTCACCGAGTACGCAGCGGACGGCACGCCCGTGGCGCTGTCCTACGACAAGCCTGTGCCGGTGGTGCCAGACGGCCAGCACAAGATAACCAGCGTGCTGGAGGCCCTGAAGCTCACGCCGGAGAATGCCAAAAAGATCAAGGAGGCGTTCAAGACCACGCCCTTTGAGCAGGCTGCCTATGTCGCCCAGCAATACAAGCCGATCCTGAAGAACGTCGGCACGGAGAAGGACCCCTACCTGCCCTCCCTGCACGTCCATAAGAATATCCAGAAGTTCACGTGGGTCTTCGATGTCGAGGTGGCTACGTTGGGCGCGGTCTTCGAAGTGTCAGCCGACGTGATCGACAACATGGACCTGCTGGCCCGCAAGGCGCTGCTGGAGGTGTGGCCGAAGAATCCGATCAAGTTGCAGCAGAAGGTCCTGAGCGCCGGGGCCGACGCCGCCTCGGTCGAGGGCTACATCGACATCATCAAGAAATACATCATCGACAACCAACAATGAATCAGCAGGCAATGACCTACCAGTTTCACAGAGACAACTCCATTCCCAAGGAGACCGAGGGCTACGTCTGGGTCTTCGGCTCCAACCTTGCGGGCCGTCACGGCATGGGAGCGGCCAAGGTGGCGCACGTCGGCTTTGGCATGCCCTACGGCAAGGGCGAGGGTCGCGCCGAGATGGCCTATGCCATTCCGACCAAGGACCGGCGCCTGAACGTGCTGCCGCTGGAGCAGATCGCGCTCCATGTCGGCACCTTCCTGTCACACGCCTACGACCATGGCACGGACAAGTTCTGGATCACGCGGGTGGGCTGTGGACTGGCGGGCTACGATGACTGCGAGATGGCCCCGCTGTTTCGCCGGGCCCCGGCCAACTGCAACTTTCCGCAGGAATGGCGGGAGTACCTGCGATGAAGCCGATCCGCCACATCACCGACCCCAACCTGATTGCCGTGGCGCATCTCGTGAAGGCGTTGAGCCAAGGAGCCACCGCCAAGCAGATGGTCGAAGCCAGTGGCCTGAACGTGGCTACCTGCAACCGCTACGCGGCGGCCTTGCATCAGGTCGGCATGGCCCACATCGAACGGCTGCTGCCGGACAGCCGTGGCCTGTACAAGACCCGCGTGTGGCGCCTTGGGCCCGGTGAGGACGCTACCCACCCGGCGCCGCGCAGCCGGGCCTCGCGCGCCAAGGAGCAGCGGCGCAAGGCCAGTGTCACCACCACCCGCAAGGCCACCGTGGTTCTGACCATGACGGACAGCCTGCTGCGCGGCACGCCCCGCACCCTATACACCGAAGGCTATGAGAAACACGCATCTCGGTAGAGGCACCAAGGCCAAGCTGGCAGCCATGAACCCGGTCGCCCGGGCCCTTGCGATGGACGTGCTGCGCCGCGCCGCCACCGAATCGAAGGCCCGCTGCTACTCGATGCACGAGGGCGAGGTGGACGAAAAGCATATCCAGAGCAGCGCCCGCTTCTTCACGGTGGTGTTGCTGGCCTGCGAGACGGACAAGCTGGCCGAGCGTGACGATTACAACTTCAAGGAGCTGATCGCCCTCATGGATCAGGGCCTGCTCAAGCTGGTGAAGATGTCCGACAACGGCTACCGCTGGGAGTACAGTCAGGCCCACGACATCGTGGACGCCATTGATGCAGCGCTGCTCCTGACGCCCAAGCTGTCGCCCCAAGCTGTCAACAAGGCATGGCACCAGACGGAGCATCTGAAATGACCAAAGGGCTACTCAAGGCGACTGTGACTCTGGAAGTGGTGGCCGCCCGCTACCGGGTCTTCCCGACCAACGACGGCCGCTTTGCCGTGGCCTACCACATCACCGGCTCCCTCTGGGGCGTGGCCGGGGACGCCGCCACCGAGCTGCTGGCAAACGAGCTGTGTGATCACATGAACAAGGAGCACGAACGTGGAAGTCGAAATCATCCCCTTTGAGTGCCTGCTGGCCTCCAGCGAAATCCCCGAGCCGCATCAGGTGCCGATGCCGACCATGGCTTCGTGGAAGTACGACGGCATGCGCTGCCTGATCACCGGGGGCTATGGCTTCTCGCGCAAGATGCTGCCGTTTCCCAACATGTTCCTCCAGAAGTGGATCAACGCCCGCGAGGCGTGGCTGAACGGCTTTGACTGCGAGCTGATCGTGGGCGAACCCAACCTGCCGACCACCTACCACACGACGCAAAGTGCCATCAACAGCGAGGAAGGCCGCCCCGACTTCAAGCTCTATGTGCTGGACCACTGGGACATGGAAGGCGAGAGCGCCGAGGCCCGCTACGCCCACCTGAAGGCCCGCTTCGAGGAGATTCCGGACGACGTGATGGAGCGGCTGGTGCTGGTGGAGCAGGAGCTGGTGCGGCTGCCGGTCCAGCTCAAGGAAAAGCATGTGCAGGCAGTTGCACTGGGCTACGAGGGCCTGATGTGCAAGCACCCCTACAAGCCCTACAAGTACGGGCGCTCGACCCTCAAGGAAGGCATCCTGCTGAAGTTCAAGGACTTCGCCGACAGCGAAATCAGGATCGAGGAAGTCAAGCAGGGCATGAAGAACAACAACGAGAAGACGACCAACGAGCTGGGCAAGACCAAGCGCAGCAGTCACAAGGCGGGCAAGGTGCCGCAGGACATCGTGGGCGGCTTCATCGGCACCGACATCAATCCGAAGTCGCCCTTCCACGGCAAGAAGGTCACGGTGGGGCCGGGCAGCTTCACCAAGGACGTGCTGAAACTCCTGTGGAAGCTGCACTGCGAATGGCTGGCGAGCGGCAAAGTGGGCAAGTCACCCTTGATTGGCCGCACTCTGACCTACAAGTACCAGAAGTCTGGCAACAAAGACCTCCCACGGCACCCGGGAGCCAAAGGGTTCCGCGACAAAATGGACCTGTAGGTCCTTCCATCCCACCACGAAAGGACAGCAACGATGGAAATCCCCAAGAACCTGCAAGAGCGCCTCGAAGCCCTGCCTCCGGAAGACAAGGAGAACTTCCTGCGCGCGATGAAGGCCGCCACCAGCCCGGACTTCGATGAGAAGTGGCGCGCGTACAAGGCCAGCCTTGTGGCAGAGGACGCCTCCTTGGAGGCCACCGAGCTGGCCGAGGAAATCTTCTACGCCGGGGGCGCCGCCTTGCTGGCCTGCTCGGGCAAGGAGCGCATCGTCCCCGAAGCGGCAGCCAAGCAGATCAGCCAGCGCATGGGCAAGATGCTCGTGCGCGAGATTACCGACGCGGTTGCCAAGATGGTGAGCATGGTCAAAGACGCCGTGGAAGCCCAATCCGCTACCAAGCACTGAAAGACAGAACAATGGCGAAAGATGGTCCCACCGATTCGGGCAAACTGCCCGTGCGCACCGTGTACTACCGGGGCAAGGAAATCGTCAAGAAGAACCGCGCTGGCAGGCCGATCAGTGCGGTGTCGCGCTGCACCGAGCACATGCGCCGCAACGACTACGAAGCCACCGTGGCTGAGGTCTATGACCTGCGCACCGGCAAGCTGCACGCCGTCATGAAGGTGGACGTGCACGGCAACCACCACACCCTGTATCAGGCGCCCTATAACCCGAAGGAAGAGCGATGACTGACGAGGAAATCGTCAAGCAGGCGCAGCAGCGGGCTGTCATCACCGGCTACCTGCACCAGAACCCGGGCGAGCGCACCATCACCGACGTGGTGGACGCCACCGGTCTGTCCAAGTACACCGTCAGCCACCGGCTCCATGAGATGGCCGATGACGGCCTGATCAAGGCGGTCGGCCAGAACACCGGCAGGCGCTACTTGGTGCTGTCCGAAGGGCCCGAGCAACCCGAGCTAGCGCAGCATGAAGAGGTAGTCATGGGCGAAGAGAAAAAGACGAAGAAGGCCAAGACGGTTCCCGCCAAGGCCCTGAAGACACCGCGTTCGGCCCCGGTGGCAGTCAAGGACGTGGAGCTGGTGATCAACAACACGCTGATCATCCTTGGCCGCAACCCGGCCACGGGGCGGCTGCGCATCACGCTGGAAGAGCAGTGAAGAAGGAGCCGGAACCGGCTGTCCTGCGTGCCGTCGAGTTCATCGGCGAGTACGCGCGGGAGCACGAGCGCTTCGGCTCGGAAGAGGTCTGCAACGCCTACAAGGCAGCGGGCCTGCCGGAGCCCGAAGGCGGCAAGGGCTGGCGCGACAAGTGGGGTGGCGTGATGACCCGGGCCATGCACCGGGGCTTCATCAAGAAGGGCGGCATGTTCGTGCCCACCTCCGGCGCCACCCACATGACCGCAACCCGCGAGTGGGTCTCCAACCTCTACAAGGGCGAGCGCACCGTGATCGAGACCGGCAGCGACGAGCTGGAGCGGCTGTACGTGGCATGGACCCAGCGCAAGTTCAACGGCACGCTGCGCGACCTGCTGCTCAAAGCCTACGACCACGGCTTCAACCAAGCCTTGGCAGGCAAGGAGCGCCTGAAGTGAAGTGGAAGACTGATGATCTGGTCGTCTCCTCGGGCTGGCTGGGCATGGACTTCGGCAAGGCCGAGGAGAAGGTGGCGGCTCACCTCGTACCAACGGGCGTGGATGGGGTCAGCTTCGATCCGGTCACGGGCGCCATGGAATTCGACTTGTACAAGCTCGGCTACAAGGCGCCGCAGGAATTGTTTGCCAAAGAAGAAAACCTGATAAGATGCCTGTGTCGAAACCCAAGAAAGGGCTCCCAGTGAAAGAACTCAAGACCTATCGCTTCGGCGTCGAGAACACCGGCTACGGTGTCTCGCGTGACGTGCTGGGCGGCAAGGGTTATGGGCTGTGCGAGATGGTCGCCATGGGCATTCCGGTGCCCCCGGGCTACATCATCCCCTGCTCGGCCAGCGTCCAGTACAACGACGGCAACTCCCAGTATCAGGCGGGCTTCATCGCGGGCATTCTGGAGCGCATCAAGGCCGACGAGTGCTACCTGTACGACATGTTCGGCTATCAGCCGCTTGTCTCGGTGCGCTCGGGCTCGCGCGAGTCGATGCCCGGCATGATGGACACCATCCTGAACGTCGGCATCAACGACTCCAACCTCGATGAGTGGATCAAGCGCATCGGCGAGAAGGGTGCGCTGGACAGCTACCGGCGCTTCCTCCAGATGTACGGGGCCACGGCACTGGGCATCGAAGAGCACCTGTTCAAGGCGGCACTGGCCGACATCAAGGCGGCGGCCAAGGCGGACAAGGACAGCGAGCTGTCGGTGGACCATCTGGCGCGGCTGGTCAAGCGCTACAAGGAAATCTACGCCAAGAACGGCAAGCAAGTCCCCGCCACCCGCGAGGAAGCGCTGGGCGGCGCCATCCAAGCGGTGTTCCGCTCGTGGAACAACCAGCGCGCCAAGGATTACCGCAGCGTCAACAACATCCCGGAAGACTGGGGCACGGCAGTCACGGTGCAGGCCATGGTCTTCGGCAACATGGACGAGAAGTCCGGCTCGGGGGTCGCCTTCACGCGCGACTTCGGCAACGGGGCGCCCGGGGCCAAGGGCAACTTCCTGCCGATGGGGCAAGGCGAGGACGTGGTGGCGGCCATCGAATCGGCCTACCCGCTTGGGGACATGCAGAACTGGGACAGCAAGCTGTTCCATGAGCTGCTGGCTGTCATGGGCAAGCTGGAAAAGCACTTCCGCGACATGCAGGACATCGAATTCACGGTCCAGTCCGGCAAGCTCTACCTGCTCCAGACCCGCAACGGCAAGCGCTCGGCGCTCGCAGCTTTCCGGGTGGCTCACGACCTTGTGCAAGAGGGCCTGATCAACAAGGACGAGGCTGCCCAGCGCATCCGCCGCGACCAGCTCCTCATGGTGATGTCGCCGCAGATCGACCCGGCCTTCAAGGGCAAGCCGATTGCCGTGGGGCTGGGAGTCGGCGGCCCGGTGGTCTCCGGCAAGGCGGTGTTCAGCGCGGCCAAGGCGGTCGAACTGGGCAAGAAGGGCGAGAAGGTGATCCTCGTGCGCCACGAGACCGACGTGGACGACTACCTCGGCATGAAGGCCAGCGTCGGCGTGCTCACGGCCACGGGCGACATCACCAGCCACGCGGCAGTGAACGCCAACGGGCTGGACAAGAGCTGCGTGGTCGGCTGCAAGGCCATGTCCTTTTCCGGGGACCTTCTGATCTTCGAGAAAGCGGACAAGAAGGCACTGGTCCTCAAGGAGGACGACCTCATCTCCATCGAAGGCGCCACTGGCAAAATCTGGCTCGGCGAGGTGCCGGTGATCGAGCCGACCATCACGGCCGAAGTGCAGGCGGTGGCCTCGTGGATCGTGCAAAAGCCCTGCGCCTACCGCATCACCTGCCGCGATCTGGATGGCTGCCGCAGTGCCCTGTACGGGGTGCCAGCGGGTACGGGAGTGGCCTACGTGGACACCTGCCTGCTCGGCGACGAGGAGGACCTGTGGCTGCTCGGCTCGGCCATTGAGAAGTGCCCGGCCCCCACCGTGGTGCTGGACCTGTCCTTCGTGGACGGCACGTGGTGCGAGTGCGACAAGGGCATGAACAAGATGTTCGGCGCCGACCCGCTCACGGGCAAGGGCAACAAGAAGGCGCTGCGCGTCAAGGGCATGGACCCGGCAGCGCGCGCCAAGACGGTGCTCAAGCTCCCGGCCTCCTGCTCCATGGCCGACGAGCTGCGCAAGCTCGGGTTCCGGGTGATCGGCCCGGTCAAGACGGTGGCCGACCTGCTGATGGCCGATGGCCCGGCGATCATTGACGACGCCACCATTGCCCAAGTGTTCGGCAGCAAGGATGCGCTGCTGTGGGTGCAGGAAGCCATGGCGAAGGCAGGCAAGGCCCCGGCCAAGCCGCTGCCCGAACCGGCCTACTGGTACGAGGCATTGATGAGAAAGGAAGCCAGCCATGGCGCTGACCCTCACGCTGCGTCCTAAGCAGGACGTGTACATTGGCGACGAGCAGATCACGCTCGTCTCCATCGACAGCAACTACAAGGCGGTGCTGACGACGCCCTGCGGTGGGCGCACCGAAATCAACCCGTTCGAATGGACCCCGGTGGAAGGCGTGCCCGGCGCCGAGGCGATGCTGGCAGCCAGCCGGGAGACCAACCGCGAGCGCAATCTGGAAGAGGTGCGAGTGCAACTGAGTGCACCGGGACGGCTCATCCTCCGGGGCGAGGCATACAGGAAAGGAAAACCCCATGACCAAGAAAACCAATCTGCGTGAAGACGTGGACCCGCAGGACTACAGCGAGGGCACGTGGGTGCCCGTGCCCAAACCGAAATACTTCGACACCAAGCCGGTCGAGCAGTGCCGCTCGATGCCGGTGCAGTTCGGCCCGGTGAAGGCGCAGGTGTTCGGCGGCCCGTTCAAGGAGTACCGGCCCGGCCAGCGCCGCGTCGTCTCGGTGAAGATGGCAGCCGAAGTGAACCACCCGCACGACATCTCGATTCCGACGCGCGACTTCAAGGTGCCCAAGCTCTCGGACATGCACGCTGGCATCGCCAAGGCACTGGAGGCCATCGTGCAAGGCAACGACCTGTACGCGGGCTGCATGATGGGCGTCGGGCGCACCGGCCTTTTCATGGCCTGCCTCGCCAAGGTCATGCTCAACTACGCCGAGCAAAAGGCATGGGACTTCCTGAGCAGGGACGAGCTGAAGAAGAACGCCCCCCTGCACCCGGCCATCATTTACGTGCGCAAGCACTACAACTCGCATGCGGTGGAAACGGATGACCAGAAGCAGTTCGTTTCCGACTTCGACACCCAGCCGCACGTGGACTGGCTGACCCGCCATCTCGGGCCCAAGGTGGTCGAGCGCGTGGTGGTCAAGGAAGTGCCGATCTACGTCTTCAACCCGCTCAAGGCATGGTTCCAGTTCTGGGGCTTGGACAAGCGCTAAAACCTGCTAGAATGCAGGTGTCATCCCAAGAAAGGGCTCTCGCATGAAAGTCTCCCTTGCTCCCGACACGCTGGCCTACCAGTTGGGCGTGCGCCCGGCGCTGGTGGCGCGTGACATGTCGAGCGTGCCGCTCAAGACCGTGGTGGGCCAGATCAACCAGTTCATGGAGCTGGACAACCTGTACGACTGGATCGGCCATGCCAAGAGTGGCAAGGAAACGCCGATGGGCAATCCGCAAAAGGATGCCCTGATCTTCTACGCCATGAAGCACGCGGCCATGCTGCTCAAGAAGCGGTTCAACCCGGTCGAGCCGCTGCCGCCCGAGGTGCTGGCGTTTCTGGACCACTACCACGAGCAGGTGGTGCTGCGCGGCACGCGCATGTTCTACTACCTGATGAAAATTTGCGTGCGCGAGTCGCGCCACTCGAACGGCTGCCCCAGTTCGGTCGAGAAAAATCTGCGCTCCAAGTACACGGATGCGGTGGTGGACTTCCACCGCAGCAAGATCGAGCCGGTGGGGGAATCCTCGGCCGTGGCCGCCCTCCTGAAGAGTCCGCCGGACGTGCCGCTTGGCCTCTGGCTGGGGTTCATGTCCGAGCACTTCCGCGAGTACCACTATGGCGGTGCCTTCGGGGGCGAGCCGTGGGGTCGCATCGCGGACGTGGCGCGCGACTTCGCCAAGGGTGAGTTGTCGCTGGACCTGTTGCTGGACACGGCCTTCACTTTGAGCCACAACACCAGCCCGGCCTTCGACAAGGGCATGCTCTTCAGTCACTACGAAAGCGACCTGCTCAAGATTCTGGACGTGCAGGCCAGCGGGCAGGTGCCGCAACTGGTCAACGAAAAGGGCGTGAAGGTGGCGCACGAGGCCGATGTACAGATGCTGTTCAACCTCGCGACCAAGGCCGTGGGTGCCGAGCAGTACCTGCCCAAGCCTTACGTGGACTGGTACAAGGTCGAGGAAGACTTCAAGGCCCTGTCCGAGCAGGACAAGAAGGCCAAGAAGAAGGGCCACGTTGCCAACTATCCGAACGAGAAGAAGCAGCAGGCCATGAAGTACGGCATCCCTGCCACGGCGCCCTCCAAGAGCTTCGTGGCCGATGTCAAGGCCAAGAAAGAGCAGATGGCGAAGGAGGCCGAGGCGCTGGCACTGGTGCAGATTTTCCCGGGGCAATTCCTGAAGAAAGTGGCGCGGGAGGACATCGCATGAACATGGAAATGTTCGATGAGGACTTCGATGCCTTCCGCAGTGGCAACACCGGCAAGATCACGACCCACCACGCCAAGAACGTGAAGAGCCCGCCGCAGGCCAAGCACTATCCGTCCTGCTACGAGTCGCACCCAGCGGTGCCCATCGGGCCCGGCCACGTGTACGGGGGCTCCTGCGGCTGGCCCAAGGTCACCGATGCGGACATCTACATCGGGCTGGACAGCTCGATGAACTTCCGCAACCCGATGCGCTACCCGTGGCACCCGGCGCCCGAGCAGACCGGCCCGCTGGAGGTGCTGTTTCGCATCCCGGACGGCCACCCGCCCAAGGACGTGGCCGAGTTCAAGGCGATGATCGGCTGGCTCGCCCAGCAGTTGCTCGCGGGCAAGAAAATCCACATCGGCTGCATCGGCGGCCATGGACGCACCGGCCTCGTGCTGGCAGCGCTGAAGAAGGTGGTGGACGGCACGCAGGATGCCATCACGTGGGTGCGTGAGCACTACTGCCACAAGGCGGTGGAATCCACCAGCCAAGTGCAGTTCCTTGCCGACGAGTTCGGCATCACCAAGGTGCCCGGTTCGCGCCTGCCTCCGGTGCAGGTGCCCCTGCACGGCAGTGGCCGCAGCCATCTGAAGACGGCGGCCGAGTTCTGGAGCCATGACGAAGCTGGACAGCAGGAAATCGCCCGTAAGGCGCGCAAGAGTGTGGTCGCTACCACCCCCTTGGCAGGGGGCAAAGGACCGCCTCTGGGCACGATTGAGGCCACTCCTGCGGCCTCCCTGTCCTCGGTCTGGGGCCGGGGCGCCAAGATCGTGCCGGGTCCTCTTGTCAAACTGAAAAAACCTGCTAAGATGGAACCGTCTCAAGAAGGAGCATGAACTGACATGGCAATCACTCTGAAAGCCGATCCAGCCAAGGGCTGGGAAACCCTGAACCTGTTCGGCGTGGACAAGTCCCTGATCGAACAGGCCAAGGCCAAGGGCATCTCGGTGGTGACGACCTCGCCGGGCATCTACACCATCAAGAACAAGGTCAAGGTCTTCGCCAACGTCTCGGTCAAGACCACGGTGATCACCTTGATGCAGAACAAGTCGCTCGGCCCCGGCTCCGTCGAGCAGTATCGCTACACCTTCGAGCAGGGCCTGAAGAAGGCCATCGAAGGCACGCCCGATGCCTCCGCTCTGGCTGCCGTATTGGCACCGGCCAAGGGTCCGCTGGCGGGCATCGACCCGGACGACATGAAGCTCAAGTCGGCGGCGTGGCCCACGCTCGATGGCACCCCGAAGGCCAAGGCCGCCCCTGAGGTGAAACCTGCGGTGGCCGATTCCCCGGCACTGGGCGCGGTGGCAGGCAAGGTGAAATTGGTTGCAGCCACGGCGCTGTACCAGCCGGTGGCGGGCACGAGTCCGACCAGCACCTACTACACCTTCGCCTTCTTCCCCGGCCTGAAGCTGGCGGCACGGGTGCAAGGCACCAAGCTGAGCGTGCGCGCCGAAGGCGACAAGCTGGCCGAGTACACGCCGCTGCTGAAGTCCCAGTTCAAGATCGAGGAGGACCCCAAGGGCGACCATGCCTCCTCGCACTACATCGTGAGCGAGGGCAAGGACCTGATCCTCAAGACGCTGGCGGCCATCATCGGCGTGATCGGCTACGAAAAGGTCGAGAAGGTGGCCGACCTGAACAAGTTCGTGGCCGTGTTCCAGTGAGGGACCGATGGAAGTCGCCCTCAACGAGTTCGACCTGACCCAACTGCACGACCTGAAGGTGGGTGACGTGATCGAGGTTCCGGCCTTCATGCCCGGCCTCGATGACGAGGCGGTGGTGGGCATGGTCACGCAGACCACCAAGCAGACCCTCGCCTTTCGCTTCACCTACCACGGCGTGTGGATCGGCAACGCCACCCTCAAGAAGGAGACCAACACGTGGAGCAAGACCTCTACCGAATCGCCGACGTGATGCAGTGCCCGATCCTGTACAAGGACGGCAACGTCACGGGCGAAGCCACCTTCGTGTACCAACCCCTGCCCGGGCTCGATATGGGAATTCCCATATCGGCCAAGAAGGTCACCCACAACGAGCAGACCAGCGTGCTGTTCAAGCTGGCCGGGCACCTGTGGGCGCTGGTGGGCATGAACCGCAAGACCAACACCCTGACCATGTTCCTCGTGGACGCCGCCAAGGTGACCGTGGAGGGCGTGATGATGCCCCCGGATCGGGTCATCTCCAAAGCCAACACGCTCAAGCAAACGGTTGACCAACTCCGTCCCGGTATCGTTAAATCGTGGGTCTGGGAGCACACCCGCTGGACGCCCTTCAAGCTGCCTCGGTGACTCCCTGTTCATAACCACGGTCCCGGACCTGTTTGGGGACCAAGAACAACGGAGTCACGAGTGAGCCTGTATCTGTGGACCGGGGCCGACGCCCAGACCATCCGCAAGGTCTTCCAGCCTGTCATCTCTCAGAGCGAGGTGCCGCACAAGGTCATCCCGTTCCCCGAATTCAAGGACCAGCCCCTCACCATCCCGCAGATCGGCAAGGGTGACGTGCTTCTGGCCTGTGGCAACCGGGCCATCGAGGCGATGCAGGCCACGGGCTTTTTCGGTGACAAGAAGAAGCGCACCATCGGCTCGCAGCGCGAGAAGGCATTCCCCTGCCACGGTGGGCATGTGCTGTTCACCTACGACCCGGGCATGGCGAATATCGACTACGCCCGCGTGCCGGAGATGCAGTGGGACGCCCAGCTCGCCATCCGTGTGCATAACACCGGGTCCACCGAATGCCTTGCGGTCAAGGACTGCGAGTACGTGTGGGTCGAGTCCTTTCACGAATTGGTCTCGGAGATAGACAAACGCCACGCGGCCACCGGCAAGCCTGTGTATATGTCTGTGGATACCGAGACCATGGGTACCGATGAGTACGCCCCGGGCGTGCGCATCCTGTCCGTCTCCTTCACCATCGATGAAGGCAAGTCCTTCATGATGTACTTCGAGCAGGGCGAAAAGCCGATCCAGCCACTGCCATGGAAGAACCCGGACGCCTACGACTACTGGGAGGGCGTCTGGGAGCAGATCAACTGGCTGCTCACCACCGACAAGGTACGCATCGAGGGCGCCAACCTGAAGTACGACTGCCGCTGGTTCCAGCGCCACTGGAACATTGCCTGCACCAACTTCAAGTTCGACACCCTGCTGGTGGGCACACTGCTCGATGAGAACCGCTCCAACTCGCTGAAGCTGCACGCCAAGATCATGACTCCCCTCGGCGGCTACGAATGTGTCGGGTTGGGCACCAAGGTGCTGAAGACCGATCTGACGTGGGCTAACGCAGAGGACTTCAAGGTTGGTGACGAGCTAATTGGCTTCGATGAGCACAGTTCGGGTAAGTACAGAAGATTGAGGAAGGCAACAGTTCTTTCCACGAAGCTGATCGAGAAGCCTTGCATCCGCATTGGATTGAGCAATGGCAAAAGCATTGTCTGTAGCCGGGACCACGCTTTTCTCACGGTTACCAAATCCGTGAGTCGTGGTGGTTGGCACACGGTGGATCACCTCCGAATCGGCACGAAGATTCGATCCGCTGTACCAATCGATGATGTGGACGGCAGCTTTGAGGGGGGCTGGATGTCCGGATTCCTCGATGGGGAGGGGTTTGTCAGCAAGAACTCCTATGGGAATTCTGACGGAGATGCTGGTTTTGGGCTTGGCTGGTCCCAGAAGGCTGGGGCTGTTCATGATCGCGCCTGCGATATCTTGAACAGGGCAGGTGTCACAGGGTACGGGATCGCTTCCAAGCATGGAGGAACCAACAAGGACGTGCTCACCGCGAAGATGGCGCAGTGGGATGCCCTGCGCGTTTTGATGCGGTATAGGCCGATCCGTCTGCTGGCAAAGGAGCCGTGGATTGGGATGGCAGTGTTCGCAGATGGCAGCCCGAGTGTGATTTCTCTGGAAGATGTCGGGATGCAGACGGTCGTGGCAATGAAGACCTCCACTGCTACGTTCATCGCGGAGGGCTTGTGTTCCCACAACTGTGGCATGGACAAGTACGACATGGCCCATCTGGAGGTGGTGCCCAAGGAGGAACTGGGCCAGTACATGGGCGGTGACACCGATGCCACCCACCGGGTTGCCAAGGTCATGCGCAAGGAGCTGCTGGCCGACAAGCAGCTCGTCAACTTCTACACCAAGCTGTTGCATCCCTCCAGCCTCGTCTTCGAGAAGATGGAACGCACCGGCATCGTGGTGGACATCGACTACTACGACCGGCTGGAGACCAAGCTGGAGGCCGAGCAGGAGCGCCTGAAGGCCAAGATGAAGGCCCTGTGCCCGAAGAAGCTGATCGCCAAGTACTGCGACAACTTCAGCTTCTCGCGGCCGGTGATCATCAAGGACCTGTTCTTTTCCCCCACGGGCTACAACCTCAAGCCCCGGATGATGACGGAGAAGTCGGGCGAGCCCTCCACTGCGCACGACCACCTGATGATGTTCGCCGACGTGCCCGAGGCGGCAGAGTTTGTGAAATTACTTGCAGAACTCAATTCGGCCAACAAGACCATGAGCACCTACGTGCGGGGCTTTCGCAAGCACCTGCGCAGTGACGGGCGCTTCCACCCCACCTTCATGCTGTTCAAGGGGGACTTCAACAACGAGGAGGATTCAGGAGCGGACACCGGACGCTGTCTTGTCGGGGAATCCTTGATTCTCACGGACAAAGGAGAAATTCCGATCAAGGAGGTGGTCGAGCGCGGTGAGAAGGGAGAGCAGTTCAAGGTCCTCACGCACCGCAATCGGTGGCTTCCGGTAACTGGGTTCTGGCGCAACGGACTCAAGCCTGTGGTACAGGTGCGCGCGGCAGGCAGGGTGCTGGTCTCCACCTACAACCACCCCTACATGAGCTTCCCTTCATGGAAGAAGGCCGAAGACCTGAAGACCGGATCGTGGTTGTATACCATGGTGCAACCCCCTTCAACGGAAATTTGGAAAGAGATTCCTGATTGGCCCTTTGAGGTGTCCAACATGGGCAGGGTGCGCCGTGCAATTGATGGCAAAGGAACAAAGGCTGGAACTATTTTCAAGCAACAGCCAAAAGGAAAGTGGGGGCACCTAAAAGTTACGCTGCAACGGTTTATCAACGGAAGGGAGAAGCAGGACTTCTCCGTTCATAAGCTAGTTGCACACGCTTTCCTTGGCACGCCTACCGGAGTCGAAATTGCTCACCTGAACGGGGATGCTGCCTGCAACTGGGTGACCAATCTGAAGTGGGTCTCCATCGAAGAGAACAAGCTGCACCAGCGGCTCCATGGCACCTACAACCGGGACTCCCAGAAGAAGGTGACGTGGGAAATCGTGGATCGGATTCGGGGCGGGGAGTGGGTCTGTGACACCGATGCGGCTGTGGCATTGAATGTCTCCCGGGAGCTGGTACGGGACATTCGCCTCGGCAAGAAGTGGGTGGGGCGTCGGGATTCGATGTCCGGCTTCATGCCGATACGTGTGGACAAGGTGACCCCCGGAGGTGACGCGGAGACTTTCGACCTGACGGTGGACGAGGACCACTCCTTCGTCGCTAACGGGCTGGTGGTACACAACACGAGTTGCAAGGAGCCTGCGGCGCAGACCGTGCCCAAGCATACGATCTGGACCAAGTGGCTGCGTCGGGCCTTTGTCGCCCCTCCCGGCTACACCATCTTGCAACTGGACTTCGGCCAAGGCGAGTTGCGCATCGCGTCCTGTCTCGCCAACGAACGGACCATGATCGAGGCGTACCTCTCTGGCAAGGACCTGCACGCGGTGACCGGAGCCAAGCTGGCGGGCTACGAGTTCGAAGACTTCATGCTGCTGCCCGAGGACGTGCGCGACCCGTTCCGCTCGCGGGCCAAGGCAGGCAACTTCGGCCTGCTCTATGGCATGGGCGCCGAAGGCTTCCAAGCCTATGCGTTCAGTTCCTACGGCGTGAAGATGTCGCTGGCCGAAGCCGAGGCAGCCCGGGACGCTTTCTTCGACCTGTACCCGAACTTGCTCACATGGCACGACGAGTACAAGGCACACGCCCGGCGCTGGGGCGCCATCCGCTCGCCGCTCGGGCGCATCCGCCATCTGCCCCTCATCAACTCGCGCGACCGGCAGGCCGCCTCCAAGGCAGGCCGCAACGCCGTCAATTCCCCGGTGCAGTCGTGCCTGTCGGACATGATGCAGTACGCCATGGTGCTGATGGACCGCGAGTATCCGGACCTTCAGTTCTTTTTGATGACCCACGACAGCGTGGCGGTTTACGTGCCCATCGGCGAAGAAGCCATCTGGGCCAAGCGACTGAAGAGCATCATGGAGAACCTGCCGCTGAAGAAGGAGTTCGGCTGGGACCACCAGTTGCCTTTCGTGGCTGACGCCGAGGTTGCCATGGAGCCTGCCTTCGACATCGAAAAGGAGCCTGCATTGCTGGAACTCAACGACGGGGTGCGCTCGCTCGCTTCACTCAAGAAGCTGAAGGTGTTGGCCTAGTCCATGCTCATCATTACCGGCTAGAATCCGGCTGAGGCTGGTCCGCCCTCCCGGGCCGGGCGTACCCTGTCAAAAGGTGAAGGACAACATGGTCAAACTCGTCAAGGTGCATAAGGGCGGCGGCAGATCGCTGGTGCCCGTTGCTGCGCCCAAGTCTCAGGTGTCCTTCTACGGCGGCACGCGCAAGGCCGACACCGCCAAGTACGTGGTCAACGCCACCGACAACCAGCCTGACGACACCTTCTACGGCTCCTACACCGCCTCTGGTGCCAACGGCGCGGTGTCGGCCATCCAGCCCACCTTCGAGCCGCTGCAACTGCTGGCGCTGGTCACCAAGAACAACATCCTGTCGCAGTGCATCGACGCGATGGAAGTGAACATCGACGGCACGGGGCACGACTTCGTGAAGATCGATGAGGAGATGCCCGACGACGACGCCGAGCTTCAGATGCTCAAGGACTTCTTCGATGAGCCGTATCCGGGCAAGACCATGATCGGCATCCGCCGTGGCATGCGCCGCGATGAGGAGTCCACCGGCTGCGGCTACTTCGAAGTGGCACGCAACGCCGCAGGCGACATCATGACGGTGAACCACCTCGATGCCGAGAACATGCGCCTGATCCGCTACGACGATCCGGTGCCAGCCAAGAAGCTGGTGCAGCGCAACGGCAAGCAGGTGGAAGTCACGGTGACCGTGCGCGAGCGCCGGTTCCTCCAGATCATCAACACCCGGCGCGTGTACTTCCGCGAGTTCGGCTCCAGCCGCGATCTGGACAAGGAGACCGGCCTATGGGCCAAGCCGGGCGAGACCCTGCCTGCGGACAAGCGCGCCAGCGAAATCCTGTACTTCACCGTCAACAAGGAAGTGCGCACGCCCTACGGCTCGCCGCGCTGGATCAACCAGCTCCCCAGTGTGCTCGGCTCGCGAAAGGCCGAGGAGTACAACCTCGAATTCTTCGACGCCGGGGGTCTGCCTCCGGTGCTCGTGCTGGTGCAAGGCGGCTACCTTGGCAGTGATGTGAAGCAGGACTTGCAGGCCCACCTGTCGGGCAGTGGCGCCAAGCACCGCGCTGCCGTGGTCGAGGCCATCGCCGCCTCCGGCTCACTCGATTCGGCAGGCACGGTGAAGGTGACGGTGGAGCGCTTTGGCACCGAGCGCCAGAACGACTCCATGTTTCAGGAGTACGACAAGAACTGCGAGGACCACGTGCGGGTGGCGTTCCGGCTGCCGCCCCTGTTCACCGGCCGCTCGGAGGACATCAACTTCGCCTCGGCCCTCACCAGCTATCTGGTGGCCGAAGCGCAGGTCTTCTTGCCCGAGCGCATGGAATTCGATGACCGCATCAACCTCGTGGTGAAGGCACTCGGGGCCAAGACCTACCGCTTCAAGTCCAATCAGGCCAACCTGTCGGACATGGAAAAGCAGATCACGGCGATCCAGACGGCCCTGACCAACAAGATGGTGGACCCCGAGTCGGCCATGGAGCACCTAAACAAGGCGGCGGGCACGAAGATGGAGTTCCAGCCGCCGCCCGAGCCGGAACCCAAAGCCGACCCGGTGGACCAAGCCTACGCCATGCAGCGCGCCAAGATGGGCCTCAATCCCCACAAGCCGCCGTCCGACGCCGAGAAGGCGTACTTCAAGCCCAAGACTGCGCTGCGCAAGCCCGTGGGCACCAAGGTTTCGGGTGGCTCGATGCAGCAGAACGCCGACCGCACCAAGATCAAGGCCCCGGTGGCAAAGGCCGGGGACGAGTGGACCCACCTCGCCTACCTTGCCGAAGCCTACGCCGGGGTGCTGGGCCTGCGCGGGCCCTGCCCCTACGACGACGAGCGGGTGGAGGTGATAAAGTCCGAGGTGGACGATCTGGAGGGCATCGAGCGCAAGGTCTTCAACACCTTCCTCGCCCAGCAGTCGCTGGTGCAGATCAACGGTGCCGAGGGCATCGCCGAGCTGTGTGGCTGCGCCGCTGACCTGCTGGCCGAGAGGGTGTGATGCTGCAAGCAGTTGCACAAGGCTTTGCCTCGGTCTTCAAGTTCAACCACCATCACGACGAGATGGGCCGCTTTGCCACGGCCGATGGCAGCGCCCCGATCAAGTCCGACAAGGTGGAGAAGGTGCTGGAGGCCATGTCCAAGCACCCGGACCAGCACCCCAACATCATGGGCATGCGGGTCGATGGCGAGCAGCCCTTCGGCAATGGCAACCTCGGGATCGCGCGCATCGACATGCCGCAGATTCCATCGGCCCTGCGCCAGCAGTTTCTGGACAGCCTGCACACGCAGGTCGAGACCCGCTATCTCGACCCGAAGACCCTGAAACCGACCCAGAACGAGCTGGACGGCTACAAGGTCGGCAAGTTCATCGAGAAGATGCGCTCCTCGGGCAAGCCCACGGTACCGATCATCACCTCGCTCGACGGCTACGTGCTGGACGGCCACCACCACTGGGGCGCCAAGCTGGCCGAGCGCCTGACCAATCCCGACATCAAGGTGCCCGCCTACGTGGTGCACATGGGCATCAAGAACCTGCTCGATGCCGCGCACGCCTTCGCCAAGGCCCACGACATCGCCCCCAAGGACATCACCAAGGCCGACCTGTCAGCACTGGCCTATGTCTTCAAGGCCAACCCGTACCGCGATGCCCATGGCCGCTACGCCACCGCGCAGACCGCCGTGCACACCACCAGCATGGCCGAGGACATGGAGCGCCAGCACAAGTTCCTCGCCGCCCGCGCGCAGGAGCATGGCGCCCACGACCTCGACCAGTTCTTCGCCGAGCACCCGAACCTCGCCACCGCCTACATGAAGCAGTGGCGCCAGCACCATGCCTTCAAGGGCTTCGGGTACGTCTTCAAGATGAACCCGAACCATGACCCGAAGACCGGGGAGTTCGCCTCGGGTTCTGGTGTATCCAGCGGCGACGTGGCCCCCGAGGAGAGCGGTGAGCAGCCTGTGGCTCCGGGCACGCCCTTCACCGTGTACCGCGTGGGCAACTCTGGCACCAAGACGCTCGAAGGCCGCAATGCCGCCAATGCCATGGGCGTGGCCCGGTTCCTTGCCTATGCGCAGGACCCCTTGAGTTCCACCACAGGTGGCGGCATCGGGGACACCATCCACCGCTACGAGGTGACGACCGACAAGGAGTTCTCCAAGTACGAAGGCCAGACTGGGGGTGTGGGCACCACCAAGGAAGGCACCGTGGGCCGCACCACCGGGCCGAACGGGCAAGTCGCCTATTCCTTCGGCAAGGGGGGCTACACGGCCAAGGAGACAGGCTCGGTCTCGCTGAAGGACGTGCACGCCCTGCTCAAGTCCAAGGGCTACGACAGCTTCGATGACAGCGGCTACCTGCTTGGCAGCAAGCTGATTCAGGAAGTGTTTTCCGGCGTGAAGAAGGCCGAAGGGTTTGGCTTCGTCTTCAAGTACAACCCGAACCATGAACCGGCAGGCAGCCCCAAGGGAGGGCAGTTCGCCAAGGCCAATGGCGAGGGCAGTGCAACTGATGGCACTGGGTCAGGTGTGTCGCTCGCCGACTACTACAAGGCGCGTGACAAGCACGTGACGGCACTGGACATCCTCGCCAAGTTCTCCAAGGAGGAACGCCGGGAAATCGAGTACGCCACGATCAAGGCGGATCACAGCCCCACCTCGGTGACCCTATACACCCACGACGGCGTGTATACCGACGAGCGCAAGAAGCTGCATCAGGAAATCATCGACAGCTACCTGAACGACGCGGAAATCAAGCGCGCCACGCCTGCGGACGGCAAACCCACGCTGATCGTGCTCGGCGGCCGGGGCGGCAGCGGCAAGAGTTCCTTCACCAACGGCACCCTCAAGGAGTTCGACCCCGACAAGTTCATCCGCATCGACTCGGACGAAATCAAGGCGCGGCTGCGTCCGCCTTACGAGGGCTGGAACGCCGCCACGGTGCACGACGAATCGAAGGCACTGGTGGAGACCATCAAGAGTGTGCTCCTGTCCCGGGGTGCCAACGTGATCCTCGACGTGACCATGAGCAGCCCGAGCGCGGAAAAGGACATCCTGCGCGCGCAGGCCAACGGCTACCGCATCGAGGGCCACTACATGTACGCGAGCCGCGAGGAAGCGGCAACGCGCGCCATGCGGCGCTACCTCAGTGACGGCCCGTCCAAGCGCGGTCGTCTCGTGCCGCCCAAGGTGATCCTTGAGAACACCGAGAACGAAGCCAACTTCGACTACATGAAGAAGTATTTTTCCAAGTGGTCAGCCTATGACGGCATGGGCAAGACCCCCACGTTGATCGCACGCGGGGGCAAGGAGTAATCCCATGACACTCAAATATCGCCAGAAGTGGGAGAACGATGCTTCTTCCCAACCCTTGTCCGACAAGGCCAAGGAGTACGTGCGTGAGCTGACATACACCAACCTGCACAAGCAGGGGGTGAAGCCAGATTCAATCCGTGACAAGGAGATGGCAAAGGACTATGCTGCGTGGCTCGCCGCCCAACCTCAGCAATAGTCCCACCAATGTCCCAAGTCTCGCCCAACGTGTTTCTCGCGTTGGAAGCCTCGCTTGCCACGCGCCTGCAAAGCACCTACCAAGGCTTGCTGGACGCCCTCACGGGCCACATGGACAAGGCGGCGACCCTCAAGGACTGGACCAAGCTGGAGGCTCTGATCGACCAGATCGACATCGCCCCGGTCTATGACCTGAACGAGGATTACATCCGCTACATCTCCAATGTAGCCATGCTGTTCGGGGCTTCTCGCGTCACGGGAGAATCGAGCGACACCAGCGCCGTCAGTCTCGGCTTCGAACGAGACCTCGTGGAACAGGTGATGGCGTCCTTTCGCCAGATGCTCACCACCACGGGCGAGGAGCGAATCAAGCAGCAGGCTCTGGGCTACATGGACTTCCTGCGCAATCCGCCCGGCGAGGAAGGCAACTACTTCGGCACTGTCCTGAAGTTCCACAACATCCAGTTCAACGACGCCCAGCACCCCCGGGCTCCGGCTGGCACCGCCATCGGCGGCCAGTTCATTCCCAAGGCCACCGACACCCCTCCCCAAGCCGCCAGAACGACGCCAGAGGCGCTTTCTCCGGCGGCCGTGCCCGAGGGTACGCCCGAGTACGGAACGCCGCGCCAAGGGGCTGTCTCGGTCCTCGGCGTGCATTACAGCCGCCAGCCGCGCGAGTACCTGTCGGGCTTGCACCATGGGCAGGGCCTGAAGGATGCGGCCGACGAGCGCCTGAGCGAGCCCGGCACCGATCCGCGCCTGAAGAGCCGCATCTACTTCTACGTGGACGAGGGCCACGGGATCGTGCCGGAAGCCGGTGTCGGCGGTGTCAAGCACACGGTCCTGCTCAAGAATATCTACGACCCGCAGATGGACCACGGCGCCGTCTGGTCACGCGGCAAGGGCGATGCCAACGCCAGCGAGAAGGCGGTGCTGGACGCAGGGTATGACGGCTACTACGTGCGCAACTTCGCCAACCAGTCCGGCGTGGCGGTGCTGCTGGGGGATCACACCGTCAAGGTCAAGCAGGAAGTCCAGAAGGACGACCTCTCTGAAGACGACCTCCAGCTCGCGGGCTTGAAGACGCCGGACGGCAACAAGCCCAAGAAGAAAAAGACGCAGGACATCGGCCCTGACATTGCCCTGAAGTTCGATCCCAGCGCCCCGAGCGTGCTGCCCTTCTCCAGCTTTGTGGACTCGGCGGGTCGCACCTTCTTCAACATGGCCTCCAGCCTGCACACCTCGCGGCTGTCGGCCTTTGGCTTCACGGCCGAAGCCGACTACCTCGGCATCAAGCAGTACCAGATCGATGAACAGCTCGATGGCCGCACCTGCCCGGTCTGCGAGTACATGGATGGAAAAGTATTCGATGTCGAGGATGCACGCGGCTTCCTTGACATGGTGGTCAGAACGCAGGATGCTGACGAACTCAAGACGCTTCAGCCATGGCCTTCCCAGAGCAAAGCCGGGATTGAAACCTTGAAGGGCCTGTCATCGGACGAACTCGTGATGTCCGGCTGGCACGTGCCACCCTTTCACCCTCATTGCCGGGGTCTGCTGTCCGCAGCGGAAAAGGCAAGTCCCACCAAGCAGCCCGAACAGCAGACCACCCCGCAAGGGCCGTATGCCGCCACGGCTGAAGACTTCAACCAACTGGGCGTGCAACTCTCGCCCGCAAGGATCGAAAAATGGAATCAACTCATGGGGGCATCTCCGGCCTCGGTGATCGCAACGCTCACGGGGCAGGCGGAGCAGGATGTGATCGAGAAGGCGATGCAGGCAGCGCAGGACAGCAATGCGGACGTGAAGGAAGCGCTGGGCCTGATGGCACTGTCGGTGGATTCCCATGGCAGGATCAACATCGAACTACAGCGGTCGTTGAGCTTGGCTGGCGGAGCCGAAGCCTCGGCGCTCATGGACCTGTACTTCAACCCCAATCGCAACCTTTTCATTGGCTCGGTTGAACTCTCCGGCGCCCAGTACGACAGCCTGTATCTGGGGCTGAGGGAAACCCTGATGGACGTGTATGCCAGCGCCGAACAGACTGGCATGCACACCATCGAAGCCTACGCAGGCTCCGACCTCGGCGGCCTTGCGATGGCGAAGTACGGCTTCGCCCCTTCCGAGCAGGGTTGGGACCACCTGAAGGACGTGATCAAGCGGCGCCTGTCCAAGACGGCCATTGCCAGCATGCTCACGGCGGAGGAGGCGAATTACGTGGACGCCATCCTCGCTTCCCCCGACCCGCAAGACATCTTTGCCCTTGCCGACCTGCCCGACGTGGCCTCAGCGCTGCTCGAAGGCACCAACTGGCAAGGGTTTCTGGACATCAACGACCCCGAGTCGGTGGCGCGCTTTCTCACCTACCTGTCCGAGACCGACGAGGAAGCGGCCTACAAGTGGGACCCTGACCAGCCACGCGAGCCTGCCGGATCGTCCAAGGGCGGCCAGTGGGCCAAGACCTCGCTGGCAGCGCAGAAGGCCAAGGAGCCTTACCTCTATCCCAAGAAAAAGCCGGTGCTGCCCGGGGACCCCTCCGCCGACTACCTCAAGGCCCTGTTCCCGGACGATGCCAAGCCCGTGGACGGCTCTGAGCTGGAGAAGGCTGTCGAGGAGGTGCAGGCCAAGGACAAGGCCAAGACGGACGCCATTGCCAACGAAGGTGCCCCAGTCAACCAGAACTGGCTCTATCAGGCAACTGTGGGCATGGAGGCCATCATCGCCAAGATCGACCAAGACGGCGAGGTGATGAAGAAAGAGGCGTTGGACAACATCCATAAGCTGTTCAACGAGTCGGTCTTACAGATCAACGTCCGGTCCCAAGATGTGATGGATGCAATCCTTGCGGACGGCAGGTTCAAGTCCCAGTTTGAGACCCATACCTCCATGGGTCTGCTGGACAACGACCGTCGTGCCAGTGTGGAGGCGGAGCTGTTCGGGTTCGGCAAGAAACACATCAAGGACAGCGACCGGCCCATTTATGGGACCCTTCAGAGTCCATGGGACCCCCAGAAGGACCAAGGGGATGACATGGCGAATAACTATGGCAACGTGATCGTGCGTCTCAAGCCTGAGGTGAAGGATCGGGCCACGTTCACGGCGGATGACAGTCTCGGCAAGCAGTACGTCCCGTCTCGGGTGAAGGACCCTCAACTGGCTTCCTTCATAGAGAAGTATGAGATGAGTGGTGGCCCAACTGAGGACAACGCGCAGACGATGAGCAGCCGTTTGGGGCACTTGGCTTCAGCGGTCACCGTCTCCCATCTTGGGTCTTCCTACGTGGAGGCGCAGGTTCACGGCGGCGTGAAGGCAAGCGACATCTCGGACATCTGGATTCCTACGCACAGTGATACCATCATCTGGTCACCCGCCGCCCGTGATGCCATCAAGACTTATGGCATCAAGGTGCACACGTACAAAGGATCGAGCTATGCCTACGACTGAACCTACCCTGCGGGCAATCTGCCATGCCGATGGTGCCAAGCTCTGGTCGTGGCCGGACGGCAAGGGTCAGATCACCATGGGCGACGAGCAGCCAGATCACGGCAAGGCACGCCTTTTCGATGGCATCGTGTCGCACCTGTATCTGGACGAGTGGCGAGAGGTGGACGGCAACCATGGCAGCGACTAGCTTCTTTGCCCGCAAGGACGGCCTGAAGCAGGACGAGATGCTGCACCAGCCGATCCTGCAAGCGGTGGACTTTCCGCAGACTCCGGCCTACCGCTTTGCCCTGCGCCGCGCCCAGCGCCTTGGTCTATCGGTCGATGACGCCAAGAAGCTCCTGAGCCCGCCCAAGCACCAAGACGACTGAGGTACACTGCAACCAGTTGCACTGGAGCAGTGATGTTCGCCTCGGTCTTCAAATTCAATCCCTACCACGACGAGCGGGGCCGATTCGCGACCAGCCCGCATGGTGGCGGCGCCGTCATCTTCGCCAGCCCCAACCGGCACGAAGGCAACCAGTCTATCGACACGGCGGCAGGTCGCGTGCACTCCAAGGAGCAGTCGGCCCTGAAGGGCGTCTCCAAGAAGATCGACTCCATCGTGGGCATCAAGGGGCAGGTGCACGACGCGCTCGGTGCATGGTCCGATGGTGCAGAGAACTCCACCGTCTCCCAGTTCGAAAAGGGCAACTACCAGCAGGTTCTGGTGGCCGGTGCCATGCGCGGGCTGCTGGGCGAGCAAAAGGCCGTCATCGCTTTCAAGCCCGGCGACGGCCCCTCACGCCTGCACGTGTGGGAGACCAGCGACACCGACCTCAAGCGTCTCAATCACGACCTCGTGAAGGGTGGCCTTGAATACCACACCCTGATTCCCACCCCCAATGGAACCCGGGTGATGATCTGGGAAGCCAAAGGCGACAAAGCCACACTGGCGCGCGTCAAGGCAATGGCGACCTTCCACCATGCCAAGCTCACCTCCATCAACGGCCACGGCCAGATGCTGGGAAGCTGGGACTCGCGGGAGGAGGGCCGTAAAGCCTATGAGCGTGTCATTGCCACTTGGGGCAAGAGCAATCCGCAGGCATACAATCGCTGGAAATCCGATGTGCTGTCCAAGTGGGCCTTCGGAGCCAACAAGTCCATCAAGGATCGTTTATGACCGACAAGCAGAAGACCACCGAATTTCCTCCCCCGAACACGGGTGAGTCGATGGATGCCTACTTGCACAGAGTTCGCGTCCACCCGGACACCAAAAATCCCGTGGTCGCCACGGAGGCCGACGAGGAGGAGGTCCGGAAAAACACCGAGACCTACAAGGACCACGGCTTCGTGATCACCAAGAAGTAGCCGCGCGTTACTCCTGAGCTAGAATTCCGGGCACCTCAGCAGTGCCCGTTTTCATTTCAGGAGTCCCCATGGCAGCTTCCGCGCAGCAAGTCCCGGTCAAGAAGTCCGACAGCAAGAAGCGCATTGTCTGGGCCGAGGTCTATGCCCCGGATCGCCCGGATGCCGATGGCGAGTTCATGCGGGCCGAGACCATCGAGAAGATGGCCTACGACTTCATGCGGGCCCAGAAGCTGGACGCGGTGGACACCCAGCACAATCAGGTCCAGCAGGACGGCTGCTGCGTCATCGAGTCCTTCATTGCCCGCAAGGGCGATCCCGACTTCATCCCCGGTGCATGGGTGGTCGGCATGCACGTCAACAACGACGAGCTGTGGAGCAAGATCGAGAAGGGCGAGATTGCCGGGTTCTCCATGGAAGCCATGGTGATCAAGGAGCCGCAGGAAGTCGAAATCGAGCTGGAGCCCATCCTCTGCGGCCTGACCTACAAGTCCGAGGACACCGACCACGTGCACAAGTTCGAAGTCGCCTATGACGAGCACGGGCGCTTCATCGGCGGCAAGACAGACTTCGTGAACGACCACTTCCACCTAATCCGCTCCGGCACCGTGACCGAGGCGGCAGGCACCCCAGCCCACAACCACCGCTTCTCCCACGTCGAAAATCTGCTAATTCGCTGAGCCAGTGCAACTGAATTGCACAAGCTCTGCTATAGTCGCGCTCATCCATAGATGGAGCGCGTCATGCTTGCAGGGGTTTTCAAGGGTGGTATCGCCAAGCGCAAGGATGTGAGTCCGGGCGAAGGCACCGGCCAGTACGGCAACGTCGCCTTTGCCGACCCCGTGAACAACAAGTACCCCATCGACACCGAAGAGCACATCCGGGCGGCGTGGAACTACATCCACAAGCCGCAGGACGCGGCCAAGTACAGCGCGGATGACGTGAGCGCCATCAAGTCGCGCATCGTCTCCGCGTGGAAGAAGACCATCGACAAGGCAGGGCCCCCCTCTGCCGCAGCCAAAGGAGAGACCATGAACCTTGCCCAAGTCTTCAAACCCACCGGAGCCCCGGTGCGCAAGTCCCAGCAGGCTGCCAAAGCCATGGTGCTGCGAAAGGTGGTCGCCAAATCCGACGCCCAGAAAAAGGTGGAAGACACCCGCTCGCTGGCCGGGGACCTCGGGGTTGCATCGGTGTTCCGGCGCAACGGCGGCGGCTCGGGCTGCTGATCCCGGGTGCAATTAACTTCAAAAAGTTATTGCAGAGCCTGAAAAGCTGAGCTACAGTCCGACCTCATCAATTCGACCCCGCCATGCCGACCATCAAGACACACGCGACCGAGATGAAGCACGCGACCGTGCAGCGCATCTCTTTGGTGTCCAAAGCGGCCAGCCGGATTCCCTTCCGCGTCATCAAAGAGGACCGTTCCATGACGAACCCGCTCAAGACCCTTGACCTCGCCCAAGTCTTCAAGAGCAAGAAGCCGGACCCGGTTCCCACGCTGGTCGGGATCGTGACCATGAAGGGCGACTCCTTCGAAGCGGTGAAGAAGGCTGCGGCCGACGCCGGTTTCAAGGTGGACGCCGTGATCGAGAACGAGGATGGCTCGGTGGTGCTGAAGCAGGCCGATGTCGCCGAGGGCGAGTCGGTGGTCGTGATCAAGATGTCCGACGCGCTGGCGGTCACGATGAAGGGCTTCTCGCCCTACGACATGATGTTCAACTCGGGTGACGTGTCGTTTGCCGACCAGTGCAAGGCCAACGGCTTCTACCCCGGCGTGTCCACCATGATGGACGTGCTCCAGCAGTCGGTGATGCAGGCGGCCTACAAGTCGGACTCCCCGGCCACTGCCGCCGACACCGTGTCCAAGATGTTCGATGAAGCCAAGGCATACGCCGTGGGCCTGCTGCAAGCGCTGCCCACCGCCGCCTTCAAGGCCGAGGCGAACGCCAACGGCTCCATGGCCGGTGTGCCCGGCACGCCCGGAGGCGAGCAGACCACGACCTCCAACCTCGGCGGCACCAAGGTCAAAGACCCGCTGGCTGGCGAGCTGCCCGGCTCCGAGAACTCCGCCACCGGCACGGGCGATGGCTCGCAAGTCGCCAAGGCCGATGCGGTCACGGGCGAGTGTGATCCCACGGGCCCGGCTGGCATGAAGGGCAAGAAGAAGACGCCTGCGGCCGGTACGCAGGAAGACGGCACCGGCAGCGGTGCTGCGGCAGCCACCTCCATGAAGGCCGCCCCGGAAGGCTCGGCCGAAGAGGAAGCTGCGGAGACTCCTGCCGAGGAAGCTGCGGAGAAGGCCAAGGCGAAGGCCAAGAAGGCGGATGGTGATCCCATCGCTGCCTTCGGCAAGCTGCTCGAAGACGGCCTGAAGTCTCTCGGTGCGCAATTCACGACCCAACTCACGGAATCCGTGGGGCAAGTCCAAAAATCCGTCGATGGCCTGAAAGGGCAATTCGAGGGCCTGTCCACCAAAGTGGGTGAGGTCGAAGGTGTCGCCAAGGCTGCTCAAGCGGCGGTCAAGGGGACTGTGTTGGGAGCGGATGCTGGGGCGGATGCCCACCAGACCACGCAGAAGTCGGACCAAGGCGGTTTCCGGGGTCGAGAGATCGACACGGCTTACGCCCCCCGCCGCCGCCCTGCTCGGTAACTGTTCAACCTGACCCTCTAGGAGAGACCCCAAATGGAAAATGCCAGCCTCGTCAAAAAGGCCGACATCGCCCTGTCCGATCTGTCTTCGTCTGGTGGTCTGCTGAATCCCGAGCAGACCGACCAGTTCATTCAGATTCTGATGGACAGCCCGACGATCCTCAATGCTGCGCGCATGGTCACCATGAACGCGCCGCAGAAGAAGATCAACAAGATCGGCTTCGGCTCGCGCATGCTGCGCGCCGCCTCCGATGCCACGGGCAACGGCCCGGACGGCGACTGGCTGCCTGCCACGTCCCGCTCCAAGCCGGACCTCGGCCAAATCCAGATGAACACCAAGGAAGTCATCGCGGAAGTCCACATTCCGTATGACGTGTTCGAGGACAACATCGAGGGCGGCAACATCACGGTGGCGATGGGCCAGTCCGCTGGCGGTCTGATGGACACCATCATGACCCTGATCGGTCAGCGCGTGGCGCTCGACCTCGAAGAGCTGGCGATCCTCGGGGACACGACCTCGGGCGACAGCTACCTCGCCCTCGTGGACGGCTACCTGAAGCTCGCCACGTCCCACGTGGTGAACGCGGGGGGCGCCACCATTGCGAAGGACATCTTCAAGGCGGCCATCAAGGCGATGCCTGACAAGTACCTGCGCCAACGCTCGGCGCTGGAGTTCTTCGTCTCGGTGGACAACGAGACCGAATACCGCGACACGGTGGCGAACCGCGTCACCGGCCTCGGCGACTCGGCCCTCGTCAACGCCAACGCCCTGTCGGTGTTCGGCTCCTCGATCAACGCCGCGCCGCTGATGCCCAACTCCAAGGGCATCTACACGAACCCGAAGAACCTGATCTTCGGTGTCCAGCGCCGCGTCAACATCGAGTACGACAAGGACATCCGCGCCCGCAAGTTCATCATCGTGGTGACGGCGCGCGTGGACTTCCAGATCGAGGAAACCGACGCGATGGTGCAGATCACCAACATGGGCTGATGAGGCCACCCCGGGACAACCCGGGGACCTCTGAACCCGTAAGCAAACGAGGGGGCCCATGCAACGGCCCCCTTTTTTCTTCCAACCCACCATGAGAGAGAAGTGCCATGTCTGAATTCGTCAACGTCAAGCTCGCCGAAGGCTCCAGCTACACCACGCTCACGCGGTCGTTCCGCAAGGGCGAGGTCTATCGGCTGCCCGCCCGTGAGTGGGACAAGCTGAAGTCGGCCACGCACCCGGTGACGGGCAAGGCCGTGTTTGCCACCACGGACGACGAGCACACGGCCGAACAGGGCGAGTCCACCGAACGCGCCGATGTGGTCAAGGGGGGCGGCATCACGATTAGCCACAACCCGCCCAAGGGCATGACGCCAGAGCAGATGGACAAGGCTGGCCTGCATGCCTTTGCCGCCCACGCCCGCCGTGACAGCCATCCGCAGGACGTGGACACGGGCGCCGACATGGTGGGCAAGGCCGAGGCGGAGGACTACCAAGGGCCGTCCGGCCATGATGGTCTGGACGACGATGACGAGGTGACGGTGGGTGAGGCCCCGGCGCCGGTCTCGACCGCTACCCCGGCCCCTGCTCCCAAGGGCAAGGTGGTGGTGCGCCCGGGCCCGCGCAACAGCGCGCTCAAGGACAAGCTGGGCGGCAAGCCCGGCGACGTTGTGAAGGTGTAATGCCATGGCGGACGCCAAAGCCCTCTCCCTGCTCGACACCTCCGACGTGCATGAGGCGATGGGGTCCGACCCCAAGCTGCTCGCGCAGGTGACGCCTTCCTTCGAGTCGGCCATCACGCGCGCCACCATCAAGCTCCAGACCGTGTTGGACACGAGCCTGAAGCCCCTGTCCAACACCGACATCTTCCGCGTGGAGACGTGGAATCCGGTGCCGCTGGATGGCCTGATGAAGCTGCGCCTGAGGAACGGACTGGTGCGCCGCGACCAGCCCATCACCATCACGTGGGCGAGCGAGGTCGATGGCGACTACGAGAGCATCGACAACACGGTGGTGGACTACGAGAAGGGGTTCGTTCGGGTGCCGCAGTGGACGCCGCAGGGCCGCTACTCCAGCCTGTCGTTCTACCGGGCACAGGCCAAGGTGGTGATGCCCTTCTACGTCAAGGTGCAGTACGCCAGCGGCCTGATCGAGGGCGTGGACAAGGTGGACGACTGGGAGAACCTGCGGCAGGCGATCCTGTGCTTCGTGCCGGGCTTCATCATGTCCACCGCCGAGGCGAGCGCTGCTTCGCCCAAGATCATGTATGCGGTGATGGCAAAGCAAAAGCTCCAGTCCGACGCCGCCGACGACATGCTGCGTGACTACATGCGCACGTTGGCACCCCACATCCGGCCCCTGTCGCACGAGCAGAGCACGCTGCAACTGCCCTGATGGCAACGCCAATCCTCAACATCGAGGTCGATGCCTCGGACCTTGACGACATCCTCTCCGGCTCGGCGCTGGAGGGCAAGGCGGCCGAGGCCATCTCGCAGTCCACGGCGATCCTGCTCAATCGCATCCGCGAGCGCTTTCTGGCGCAGACCGACCCCGATGGGGTGGCATGGGTGCCTTCCAAAGCGGCCCTGCTGCGTGAGAAGCAGAACCGAGGCGGCGGCACCCTGTACGACACCGGCAACCTCTTTCACTCGATACAGCTTTATTCCGTCAGCCCGCTGGAGCAGGCCATCGGCACCGACGTGCCCTACGGCCAATACCACCAGTTCGGCACCCAGCGCTTGCCAGTGCGCGAGTTCCTCGGCTTTTCCAAGGACGACGAGGAGCTGGTGCTGGCGGTGATGGTGCGCAAGATCAAGGAGCTATTCCCATGACATCCGTGGTGGACCTCACCAACGACCTGCTGACCAAGTGCCAGACCGTGGCCCAGTTCAAGAACAAGGCGGTCCTTGTGTATGGCGTGGACGACCTGATGGCGGCCATCAAGAACCTGCGCCCGGCCGTGGGCATCCTGTACGAGGGAGCGCGCAGCCTGCCGCAGGCGCAGGGCAGCGAGCGCATCGGCATCTCGGGCGAAGCGGTGTTCTCGCTCATTCTCGTGGCCGAAGCCACCGTGCTGTCACAGGCCGCTGAAATCAAGGCCCCGGCGCACGTTCATCTGGACAACCTGCGCCAAGCCATTCAAGGAACCCGGGCCGTGCACGGTCACAAATGGCGCTGGGTACTCGAAGCGCCTGCCGCGCAGAAGAACGCCGCCGCTGTTTGGGTGCAACGCTGGGCGGTGCCGGTCCAAGTGGTCCCGGCGCCCGGCGCCAGCATGCAGTGAAGATTTGAAATTACTTGCACTGAGTTCAAACTCAGCTATACAATCCACCGCGAACTCAGCCGTTCGGCTTTGTCAACCCCATAGGAGCCCTCAATGTCTCTGAACACGCTGCCCACCTCCGCTCAGGCATTGCTGAGCAACCCGAAGGGCCTGCTTGCCGACCTGAAAGAATTCCAAGGCCGCACCATGACGGTGGTGGCTGGCGCAGCGGCTGGCACGAAGCTGAACGTCGCGGCCATGCGGGTGGGCGACACGCTGCACAACGCCATCGTCTACACCGACGCGGGCGGCGCGATTGCCGACGACGCGGCCAACATGACGATTCAGGACACGCACGCGAGCGGCACCATCACCATCTCCGGTGATCCGGTGGCTGGTGAGACGGTCACCGTCAACGGCAACGTGTACACGTGGCGTGCGGCCCCGACCAAGCTGAACGAAGTGCTGATCACGGCGGGCAACGACACGACCATGGCGACGGCGCTGGCAGCGGCCATCAACGCCTACGAAGGCCGCTACGAGTCGCAGCTCAATGGCGATGGCTGGCGGACCCCGGCCGTGGCCGCGACCTCGGCGCTGGGCGTGGTCACCGTCACCGCCCTTGCCGATGGCACGGCAGGCAACGCCATCACGCTGACCGAAGCCTCCACCAACGTCGCCGTCTCTGGTGCCACGCTCGCGGGCGGCACGGCCACGGGTGGTGTCAAGTCCACGACCAACCTGTCCGGCACGCACGTGCTGCTGGTGTGGACCAACAAGGACAACGCTTAACCCCGCCGATCCCTCGGCATCTTCAACCTGAAACTGCAAGGAGCTTCTGATGTCTACTTGGGACGGCAACAACTACTACTACTCCGGGCAAGGGGTGGTGCTGATCGGCCCGCGCGACACGCTGGGCAAACCGGCTGGCCTGATGGCTATCGGCAACGTGTCCGACCTCAAGATCACGGTGGCAACTACCGTCATCGAGCACAAGGAGTCCCAGACCGGCCAGCGCGGTATCGACCTGCGCCTCCAGACGGAGACGAAGGCCAACTTGTCGTGCACGATGGAGCGCTTCGATTCGGCCAACCTCGGGCGTGCCCTGCGCGGTACGGCCACCAAGGAGACAGGCGGCTCGGTGACCGGCGAGAGCATCGTCTTCAACGGCATCGGCACCGTGGTCCCGCTGGCCCACGTTAAGGTCTCGGCGGTGACGGTCACCGCTGGGTCGGCCCTCACGCTGGGCACCGACTACGCGCTCAACGCCGACGCGGGCTCCATCGAGTGGCTGTCGTCCACGGCTACGCAGGCAATGACGGCGGGCACCACGACGGCGACGGTGGATTACACCTACGCCACGCAGTACCTGATCGACGCGCTCACCCAGCCGCTCACGGAGTACTGGATGCGTTTCGAAGGTCTGAACACGGCGGACGGCAACAACCCCGTGATCGTGGACATCTTCAAGTTCTCCGTGGACCCGCTCAAGGAGCTGGCGCTCATCTCCGACACCATCCAGCAGTTCGTGCTGGAAGGCTCGGTGCTGGCCGATCCGCTCCAGACCACGGGTTCCAAGTACTTCAAGGTCGTGGAACTGCGCTGATCGGGTGCCTGACCGAAAAGCCGGGGGAGGCAGCAATGCCTCCCCTTTTTCGAAGTGAGTTGAGCTGAGATGTAGGAGAGACGCCGTGAGCAAGATTCTTCTGACGGACCTCTTTCCGCTGCGTGCGGAAGTGGAGCTGGTCCAAGAGAAGCCCAAGATTCCGATCCGCCCCCTGCCGCTGGAAACCATCGTCCTGCTGCTGGCGAACTACAAGGACGGCATGCTGGCCCTGTACAACGAGAGCCAGAAGGACAACCCCCAGTACGAAGCCCTGCTCGTCGCCTTGCCCGAGCTGGTCGCAGACGTGATCTGCGCCGGGGCCGACGATCTGAAGGACCAGCGCGAAAGCGTGATGCTGCTGCCCCCGGGCCCGAAACTGCAACTGCTTGCAGCGATCTGGGAGCTGTCGGTGCCGGACCCAAAAAAGCTGATCGAGTCCTTGTCAAGATTGATGGCTCAGGCAAGGCGACTCGTGGAAACCCAGCAAAGGGCCATCCCCGAGCAACCAACCTCCCCGACCGATACCTCCGACTCTCCCACGTAGAACGGTTCCACCGGGACCTCGCAGAGCAGGTGGACGAGCTGGTCGGTCTTGGGCACAGGCCCGCCGACATCGCCACCTACACGCTGCGCCAGATTCGCTCGTACATCGAACTGGGGTCCCACCGGGAGAAAGCAGCTCATCAGGTGATGGTGTCACTGATGAGGTCGGCGTATCATGCCGATAAGGATCAGTTCAAGAAGCTGATGTCCTCTTTTGGAGATTGATGTGGCCGACGCCAACCTGCGAATTCTCATCACTGCTGTCACCGAGGATGTCAAGAAGTCCCTTGCTGACCTGAAGAATGAGTTCGCCAAGTTGGCCGATGCCGTCAAGGCCATCAACACCGGGGACTCTAGCCAGATCGCGGCAGCGATGGAGGCCCTTGGCGATGCCGTCAGCCAGACTTCGACGGCCCTCGACCAGAACACCAACGCCGCCAATAAAAACTCCGAGGCCAACCAGCATGCCGCCGACGCGGCCAACAAGCATGCGGAGGCTCACAAGGCTGCGCACAGTGTCTTCGGCCAGACCCTCGAACAGCTCAAGCGCATGGGCGAGGCCATCGAGCACGTAGCTTCCGTCGTCAAGCTGCTCTCAGGGGGGTTCCTTGCCTTCGAAGCCATCGGCATGGTCAAGGAGATTGCCGATACCGCAGCGCGCGCCAACACCCTTGCGCTGTCGATGGAGACGGTGGGCAACAACGCCGGGTACACCACCAAGGAGCTGCGCGATACCGACAAGGAGGTCCAGAAGCTGGGCATCACGGCGGAGTCGTCCCGCCAGTCCATCACCAAGCTGCTTCAGTCCGGGCTGTCCCTGAATTTTGCCCAACCGCTGGCCCGCGCTGCACAGGACTTGGCCGTCATCTCGGGCCTGAACTCGTCGGATACCTTCAGCCGTCTGGTGGACAACATCCAGCAGATGGACACGCTGGGTCTGCGGTTCATGGGCATCATCATCGACCGTGAGCAGGTCATGGCGCGGGCCCAGCAAGA